CCTTCATCGAACCGACTGACGCGTGCATGAGGGGTGTAGGTAAATCGGCTGAAAAAACGGGAAATTTTTCTTGCATATATTCAGAAACGGAACGAAAGAAGCTGATCCGCAAAGAGACGAAAAGATTAAAAAAACTTCTCGAAAATGTGGACGAAGTCAAAAAGAATGTGGCGGAAAATCTGATCCAAGATGCAGCGTTTATGTTTGTAACACTGGAAGAGACCAGACAGATCATCAACCGGGATGGCATCATCGAGGAGTACCAGAACGGAGCAAATCAGAAGGGCCTGAAGAAGTCCTCGGCAGTGGAAGTGTATGACAAGATGGTTAACACATACAGCAAGGTGATCAAGCAGCTTTGCGATATGATCCCGGGCGGAGAGGGCGATGATATAGCCGAGAGCATCCTGGATTTTGCACGGAGAGCTAAATGACCTATGCGGAAGAATACTACGAACAAATCAAGAGCGGTCAGGAGGTTGTTTGCGAAGAGATAAGATCAGTGTACGAGCGGGAGTGCCGGTGGATGAAGGATCCGCCGAAAGACTTCCCGTATTACTACGATCCGGAGCGAGGACAACATCACATCGAGTTCATCGAGCGGTTTTGCAAGCAGAGCAAGGGCAGCACCCAAGGACTAACATTGAAGCTCGAACCGTTTCAAAAGGCAAAGCTGGAGCTTATATTCGGCTGGGTTGAAAAAGGAACGAATCTGCGGAGGTTTCGGGAGGTCGTGGATATTCGCGGCCGCAAGTGCGGAAAAAGCACTGAGACGGCAGCAGTCGAGTGGGACATGGCGGTAGATGATTGCGAAATGGGAGCGGAAATCTACTGCACTGCAAACAAAAAAGATCAGGCAAACATCATATTTAACGAATGCGTTAATATGCGCATGCAGTCGCGGGCGCTGGCGAAGATATCAAAGAAAAGGCAGAGCGACATCTATGTACCGGCATTCATGAGCTTTATCAAAGCTCTTGCGTCGGACACGTCAACGATGGACGGACTGAACGCACACTTCTTCTCGCTGGATGAGTTCCACGAGCAGAAAACCTCGAAACTGTACGATGTCATGATACAGTCGCAGTCCGCGAGGGAGCAGCCACTAGCATGGCTGATTTCCACAAACGGATTCGTACGAGAGGGATTTTTTGATCAAAAATTCACGTACGCACAGAATGTTGCCACGTGGACGGAGGGATTTGAAGATTTAAGGATGCTTTCGCTGATCCATAAGCTCGACCGCCGGGAAGAGTGGGAAGATCCGGCGAGCTGGGGGAAAGCAAATCCGGGGTTAGGAAGGATCAAAAAGATACAAACGCTTGCGGAGTTTGTCCAGAAGGCAAAGCGGGACCCGGACTTTCTGCCGACAGTGATGACGAAAGACTTCAATATTCCGGAGAACAGCAACACGGGATGGCTCCGGGTAGATGAAGCAAAGAACGGCAGCAGTGCCAATATGGAGTACCTTAGAAATTCATATGCGGTCGGAGGCTGCGACCTGAGCGCAACGACGGATCTGACCTGCGCAACGCTGCTGATACGCAAGCCGGAAGATAATCGTTTCTATGTGCTGCAGAAATATTTCCTGCCTTCATCAAAGGTGGAATCACAGGAGCTGCGGGACAAGCGGGAAGCCCCGTACAAGAAATGGGCGGAAAAGGGATATCTGACACTGTCGGAGGGCGCGACAGTTGACTTCCATCAGGTGACGGAATGGTTTGCGATGATGGTTCGGGAGTATAACATCCGCCCACTATGGATCGGGTACGATGCGGCGCTGTCCGGGTACTGGCGGGAAGAAATGGAGCAGTACGGATTCGACATGGAGAAGCTCCGACAGGGACCATTTACATGGACATACCCGATGAAGGAGCTGAAAGGACTGCTGCAGGAGCACCGGGTAGTCTATCAGAATAATCCGATGCTGTTCTGGTGCCTGCTGAATACCGGCGTGAAATCGCTGAACAAGGACGGCATCGAAAGCATACAGCCGGTCAAGGTGGTGTCCGGACGAAGAATCGACGGGATGGTATCACTGCTGAATGCGTTTACCTGCTACAAGAAGCATGAAGAGGAGTATTTGAAGTACGTGAAATGAATATTTTATCCAGTATCTTCAGCAAGTTCATAACATCGAAGATCGGCGTACGGATCTACGGAGGAAGCGGATCCTCGGCACCGTGGTCCGGTGATATGTGGGATCACGACACAATGCGTGCGGTCGTTGACACGATAGCGACACATACCGCTAAAGGAAAGTTCAAGCACGTGATCCTTGACAAGAGCGGTCACATCGCAAAGGTGATCAATAATTCACGGATCATAAAGCTGCTGAATGAGCGACCGAACGACTTTATGAGCGGCTACGAGCTGAAATATAAGCTGACGGCGCAGCTGGAAACAAAGACAACGGCGATCGCATGGATCCGGAGAGACGAAAAGGGTAATCCGATCGCAATATACCCCGTCGAGTACGGTTCCTTTGAGATCAGGGAGATCAACGGCGGTGGCTATGCGGTCTGCTTTACTGATCGGGACGGGATGGAGCACAGCTTGTACCTGTCAAACTGCATCGTTCTCCGAAAGTATTACAACGTGCGCGAGGCATCGGGAGACGGAAACGGCCCGATCTACAAGGTGCTCGATATGTCAAAGGCATCGGACGACAATTTTATCGAGTCTCTGCGTAAGGCAAACAAGATCCGAGGCATCGTATCAAACAAAAAGGGAATGCTAGATCCGGATGATATTCGGAAGAGCCAGGAAGAATTCGCAAAAAGGTTTGACAATGCTTGCGAAAACGGCGGGATCATTGGACTGGATACAACAGAGGGATTCCAACCGCTGAATATGTCAAATTACTCGGCAAACGCCGCACAGATGAAAGAGGTCTCGAACCGGATCTTCACATACATGAGAACGCCGGAGCGGATCGTACAGTGTACATACACGGAGCAGGAGGGTATCGCATGGACCGAATCAAGGATCGAACCGATCTGGCAGCAGTTCGGCGAAGCCGTGACGAACGCTTTTTTCACGGAGCACGAGAGAGAATGCGGAAACCGGATCATCATTTCCGGCGGGATTCTGACGGGGACATCCGTACAGACACGTGTATCACTGATCGGAGCAACGCGCGAGATCGGAATGTTCACGACAAATGAGCAGAGGGAACTGTTAGGCTATCCGCCGGTAGAGGGCGGAGATGTGATACAGGTATCGCTGAACTATATCAAAACAACGAATCAGGACTATTACCAGTCCGGGAAGAAGGAGGAGAACAATGCCGGAAGCAACGAAGGAAACAACGAAACGGATGGGACGGGTAACGCGGTCGTTTCAGGTTCAGACGCGGGAACAGGTGACGGAGAATTCTGACGGCGACAGGTCGGAAGAGTTATGGGTAGAAGGCTATGCAACGAGGTTCAACAGCCCGACCGTGCTTTTCGAAATTGAGGGAACGGAGTATCGAGAACAGATCGGCTCGCAGGCCTTTACCGACTGTGATATGTCGGATGTCATCTTCAACTACAACCATAGCGGAAAAGTGATGGCGCGCACCAGAAACCATACTTTGCAGCTTGCCGTGGAAAATGAAGGGTTATATATCCGGGCGCGTCTGGACGGCACTGAAGAAGGCAGACGGCTCTATGACGAGATCAAGGGCGGATACATCGACCGGATGTCCTTCCAGTTTACAATCAGAGAAGAGTCGTACGATCAGAAAGAGCATCTTTGGACGGTGGAGAGGATCAAGAGACTGTATGATGTCTCGGCGGTCGATATCCCCGCCTATGATGATACAAGCATTGAAGCAAGGAGGAACTCCATCCTGGAGGCGGAGGCTGAGGATGCGAGATTACGAAAAGCGGCGGCAGAACTCCGGAAGCGGAAGATCAATGCACTGATGGCATTAACACAGCACTGAAGAAAAGGAGAAAAAAGAATCATGGAAAAGAGATTGCAGGAAATCGCAGAAGAAAGAGCAGCACTTGCAAAGGAGCTTGAAGGCGATGTGAGCGATGAACGCCTGGCGGAGATCGAGGCAAGGATCGCGGAGCTGGCAGCGGAGGAGACGGAGCTTCGCCAGCGCGCGGAGAAGAGCGCAGAGGTACGCAGAAGTCTGATCGGCGAGAAGCAGGAGCTTCCGGAGAATGATGCCGAGAAGAGAGCGGAAGAGGTGAAATCTACCGGCCGCGTATCAATGACGGCGACGGAGGTGCGTTCCACCCTGATCGCAACGGACAGCCTTGCAAAGCCTACGCGGGCAGGCGATGAGATCCGCGACAACCTCGACGGGATGTCCGCGATCATTGATCAGGTCCGCGTGGAGGATCTGACCGGGTGCCAGGCATACGAGGAGCCGTATGTCAAGACGGAGATGTCTGCAGGCACGAGAAGCGACGGATCCGCAAACGCGAATACTTCCGATCCGGTATTCCGCGTGGCGAAGCTGAATCCGTATCTTGTCAACGTGACAAGCTATGTGTCGAAGAATATCAACCGCCTCACGCCGATCCGCTACGAGGAGAAGATCAAGAGCATGGCGATCAAGGCACTTCGCCAGAAGGTCGTTGACCTGATCGTGAACGGTGTTGCAGGATCCTTTGATGGTATTAAGATCGCAAAGAATACAAAGAACGAAGCCATCTACGACACGCTTGAGGTGGACAGCGCAACCATCGGGGCAAATACCCTGAAGGATATCGTATTCGCATACGGCGGGAATGATGAGCTGGGCGCAAATGCACGTCTCTTCCTCACAAAGGAAGACCTTGCAGCATTCGGCAAGGTACGCGGCACGAACGAGAAGAAGGCACTCTTTGAGATTACGCCGGATGCGGGCAATCCGAACACCGGTATCATCAAGGAGGGCGGCCTGATCGTACCGTATACGATCTGCTCGAAGCTGACCAGCCTCTCCACCTCTTCACAGGGAGCTACCGCGATCCAGACGATGGTCTATGGTGACCCGCAGAACTTCGAGCTGGGGCTTTTCGGACCGTATACAATCGAAGTCAGCAAGGATTACAAGTTCGCCGAAGGTCTTCTGACCATCATGGGCGAGTGCATGGTCGGTGGAAACATCGTCGTACACAAGGGCTTCGTGGTCGTTACGCTGAAGGCACAGGCACAGCAGGGCGGCAACGGACAGACATAAGGAGTGAGTAGATGGCGGTCAAGAGCGATGTCATAAAAGCACTCCGTCTGTCGGCAGCGGCAGCGGAATGTCTCGGCGACGAAATCGACAGACATATCAGAACAGCCCGCGCGGAGATGATCCGCGTGGGTGTACCTGATACCGTAGCAGAAGCGGACGGGGATCTTGTGACGGAAGCGATTGTGACATACTGTTGCATGAAGATGGGAGCGCCGGACCGGTACGAACAGTATAGGGAATCGTGGCTGTATCAGATCGAGTGTCTGCGGAAATCCTCATGGGAGGATGACGCATGAATGCGATGAACGATGTGGCAACGCTCCGGACGATCATCGGACGGTCGAGAGATGCGGACGGCTACCGGAACGGATCAGTGACTCGCGATATGGTGGTCTACTGTAAGGCCAACACGGCGAGCCGCGCGGAAGTCTATGAAGCTCTGCGGAGTGGGATCAGGGTGCAGATGATCGCGCAGATCAACGCAGATGATTATAGGGCAGCCTGTGTGGTTTCAGACGGAAGGAAATATCGCCCGAGCGTATTTCTTTTTGATAACACGGAATACAGCATAGCGAGAGCATATCAGAAGGATGATATCACTATGGAGCTGTCTCTTTCGGAGGTGGAATGATGGCGAGCCTGACGGTAAATATGCCGGATTTTCTGGATGAGCTGGCAATGTCGGAAGATGACATCAAAGAGGTCATTGAGGCAGCGAAACCGGAAGCGGAGGCAGCAGTGAAGAAGTCTCTGTCGCAGTCTATCCGCAACCCGGGAAACTCGGAACTGGTGAAGTCCGTGAAGCCGTACAAGACCAAGAAGAAAAGGCGCGGTGAGGGATATGCGTGTTTTGTGGGACCGAGCGGAACAAGCCAAATGAAGCCGGACGGCAGCAGACGCAAGGCTTCGGTGCGCAATATGGAAATCGCCATGTATCTGAACTACGGCACGAAGCATGAAGCCGCAAGACCGTGGCTTGATAAGGCAGCGAACAGTGCGGAAGTTGCCTGCGCAAAGAAAATGCAGGAAGAGTACGAGAAAAGGATCAGAAAATGAACATCAACGGGATCATGCTCGGTCTGGAAGACGTGACCGGTCTTGAAGTCGAAGAAGACAGCTATACAGGCAAGGCGGACGAATACATTGTATTCAATTATGCCGATGTCCGGGGATCCGTATTCGGAGATGATGAGGAACTGCTGGAAACGGCGAGCATGATTATCAATGTCAATCTGATCAAATGCAAACGGGGAGCGGAAGAAACAAACTATCACGCAATCCGGAGGGCAATCAAGTCCTACCTGCAAAAACATGACGCATACGATATTTCGTATAGCGTATACAGCGAGAAAACATCTGACCAGGACGAGATCAGGCATCTCGTCTTTGAGTGCAAATTCACAAAGGAGGAAGAAGAATAATGGCACAGAAGAAAAAAGTCTATAAGTTCGGTCTCTCGAAGCTGATCATCGCAAAGAGAACGGTATCCGGCGGCACGGGTAGCTACTCGGATGCGTTCCAGTGCGGCGAAGCGCAGACCGCAACTGTAACCCCGAACTTTGTCTCCGGATCTGTATACGGTGACGACAAGAAGGTCGCAGAGGTATCTGAGTTCAAGGATGCAGCTATCCAGCTCGGATCTACCACGATGCCGGCATCTGCTACGGGTATCCTGTTCGGTCATCAGATCGGCGTGGATGGCGTGGAGACTTCCAAAGCATCGGATGTGGCGAACGATGTAGGTCTCGGCTTTACGTCCAAAAACCACGACGGAAGCTATGACGCTTGCGTTATCTTCCGCGCACGTTTCTCCGAAGGTGCTGAGAACTATCAGACGAAAGGCGATGGTATCAATTTCGTGTTCCCGTCCCTGTCCGGCTCTGTCATGGCACGCGAGGAGGATGACGAGTGGAGAGTCAAGAACTTCGATTTTTCGTCGGAGTCTGCTGCAGTGGACTGGATCTGCTCTGTTCTTGGTATCGAAAATACCTTTACGAGCACGAGCTATACCGTGACGCAGCGCCTGGCGCATGCGACCAGTAGCTACTCGAAGGCAGATGTTGCGAAGGGATCCGCGCTGGAAATCACTTTGACAGCAGATACCGGCTACGAACTGGTAACGCCGACGGTCATCATGAAAGACACCTATCAGGATCCGGCGACGGTCTGGAATGCGGCAACCGGTAAGATTACGCTTGCGAGCGTAAACGGCGATGTGGTCATCACGGAGAAAGCAACGGAAGAATAATGAAGTACGACGGCGGGGGCTTTGCCCCCGCTAAATTAAAAAACGGGGTGAAATCATGGAAAAAACGTTAAAAAAGATCAAATTATCGGGAAAAGAATATCCGTATAAATGCAGTAATATCGTTTTGGCGCAGATCCAGGAGAAGTACGGAACACTGACGGAGTTCATCAACAAGATCGCAGGGCGTGAGCCGCTTCTGGAATCAGACGGAACGCAGAAAAAGAACGAGGACGGGCTCGGCCTCTACAAAAAGACAGAGCCATCACTCTCGGCGGTCAACTTCCTGCTGCCGTTGGTGATCATGGAAGGTTTGGAGATCGAAGCGGAGAAAAAGGGAAAGGAAGCCCCGGAGCTGAACGTCAAGGCACTGATCCGGAGCATTGACCTGAATCCGTTCGAGATCGCAAAGCTGCTGGAAGAAGAGATCTATAGGGCCATCGCCATAAAAAAATAAATGCCCAGGCGGAGAAGAGCGATGAGCCGTTTGTGATCGACTGGGATCTGGTCGAGTTCATAGCGATGACACGGCTGGGCTACTCTAAGAGAGACACGGAACACGCCTATTTCGGCGAGATTTTTGACAAGTTCGAGCTTTATAAGGTGTTTTTCAACCGGGAGAAGCGCTTCATGTATGAGCAGACCGGAGAGAAACAGGAGGAAGTCTTTGACTCACTTAAGGACTTCTAAGCGGGGGATGATATGGCACTTCATAACATCGGTGTAAATCTTGAATTAACCGGCGAAAAAGAATACGCGCAGGCGCTGCGTACCATCAATGCGGAGCAGAAAGAGCTCAGATCTGAGCTGGATCTTTCCGCGGCTTCCCACAAAGAAAACGCAAACAGCCTCGAGGCACTGCAGGAGAAGTACGACATCCTGACAAAGCAGATCGAGAGCCAGAAAGACAAGGTCGAGGTCTACGAGACCGCGCTTGAGAACGCGAAGAAAAAGCAGGAAGACGCGGCTGAGTCTGTAAACAAGTACTCCGACGAGCTGATCACTCTCCGGGAAGACATGGAGAAAATGACGGCATCCGGGGAAGCCTCGGATGAGATGCTCGAGGAGCAGCAGAAAAAGATCGACGAGGCAGAGAGCGCCCTGAAGAGAGCGCAGAGCGCATACATGGAGACCTCCCGCTCCGTTGATAACTGGCAGACAGGCCTGAACGTAGCAAACGCTAAACTGATCGAACTGGATGGTCAGCTCGAGGCAACGAATAAATACCTCGACGAAGCGAAGAACTCCACGGACGGATGCGCGAAGAGCATAGACGAGTATGGGAAAGAGGTAGGCGAGGCAACAGAGCAGACCTCTAACTTCGGCGAGATCATGCAGGGCACACTTGCATCCGGTGTGATCATCGCGGGCCTTGCGGCTCTCGTGGATATTACAAAAGAGGCAGGGAAAGAACTCTATAATCTGGCATCGTCCGCGGCTTTCTGGGCGGATGAGGTCAACACCTTAAGCACACAGACAGGCGTAGCGACGGACACGATCCAGGCGCTGAAGTACAGTGAGGAGCTCCTCGATGTTTCACTTGAAACAGTAACCGGCGCTATGGCGCGGAACATCCGCTCGATGAACTCCGCCCGCGAAGGCTCTGAGAAGTACGCAGATGCGTATGATAAGCTGGGCGTTAAGGTCACAAACGCAAACGGAGAACTCAGAAACAGCGAGGATGTTTTCTGGGATGTTATTGACGCGCTCGGCAAGGTACAGAACGCCACGGAGAAGGATGCTATCGCTATGCAGCTCTTCGGCCGGAACGCGCAGAGCCTTAACACACTCATCAAAGCCGGATCCAAAGGTTTCCAGGAGATGTATAACGAGGCAGACAAGCTCGGATACATCATGGATACAAACACCCTGCAGAACTTAAACCGCACGAGCGACGCCATAGAGCGCGTATCTAAGACCGCGGACGCAGTGAAGAATCAGATCGGGGCAGAAGTAGCTCCGGTCGTGGAGTCTGCTGCCGAAGACCTGCAGAGGCTTATGGAAGAAAACGCCGACGAAGTAGCGGAGATCGTCTCTGAAGTGATCCCGGCGCTGGTCGATGGTCTTTCCTTTGTAGTCGAAAACCTCGACACGATCATCCCGGTCGTGGAAGGCGTGGCGACTGCTTTCATCACTTTCAACGCGGCAACTCAGGCGACGAAGCTCCTGAACGCTGCGATCGCTCTTTTACCCCCGAATCTGTCCGCTGCAGCCGTTGAGCAGGCCGCGCTGAACGCAGTGCAGGCTATCTCCCCGATGGGTGCTGTAGCGGCTGCTGCCGGTCTTCTGGTGACAGGTCTGGGGATGCTTATCTCGAAGACGGGAGAATATACCCCGAAGGTCTATGAGCTGACAGAGGAAGAGCAGAGGCTTGTAGACTCGATGCAGGCGGTGAATGATCAGGTAAATAACCACAAGACCGCCTTCTCCGATAATGTCGCGGCTATGGCGGCAAATAGGACACAGGCGCAGGAGCTTGTGGCTAAACTCCGGGAACTTCAGCCCGCGGCAAGCGGAGACGCGGAGAAGATGCGCGAGCTGGAGGCTACGGTCGGGCAGCTCAACACTCTCATGCCAGATCTTGGGCTTTACGTCGATAATGTGACGGGTGAGATGAACATGAGCATCGACTCCGTCGAGCGCTACACGGACGCCCTTATGCACCAGATCGAGGTCGAGGCATACTCGGACCGGATCGCAGAGCTTCTCCGGGAGCAGGTGGATATCAAGAGCGAGCTGATCGAGAAAGAAGAGGCGTATAACGCGGCTATCGAGGCGAATAATGCCGCATACGCGGAAAGAGACAGAGCAGAGCAGGCATACCGCCAGGCGTTGCAGGATCTGGAGAACGATATCGAAGGCTCCAGCACGATGGTAGTAGACTCCCTCAGAGAACAGTCCGAAGCGGCTCTGCAGGCGTGCGAAGATACGGTCATGGGGAACCGACAGGTCGTGGATGAGTACCACATCCTGCAGAATAACCTCGAAGATGTAACAGATCAGTATAACGAGTACATGGATCTCCTTGCGGA